AACAGTTTCGTCAACTAGATCATAACTATTCTTCCATACACGAATAATCATTTTTCCTTTTTCAACAAAAAAACCATTCCATTTGTATTTGTGTTTGTGTTTAGAACAAACACCGCCGGCTTTGGCTTCAATTCTATGAAATTCGAGTACACCGTTAGCTTCTAACAATTCTGTGACTCCCCATACTTTTCCTGCTTTCATAATATCTCCTAAGTCTTGTACTTATCAAACTATTTTGTGTAGCTGTAAAATTTCACTTTGTCTGCTGACTTCTTTAACAAAATAAGCACAGGGAGGATTATCGCCATCATGCAACGGTACTGTTAGTAGTTGTCCGTTTTTCATTTTTGGAAAATACCATCTAACATCTTGATAAATGTTTACAATTTCTACAGGATAAAAATCAGTTTTAAATCCTTTAATCGGATTAAAAATAAACGCATCAAAACCACGTTCGTTAATGCTTGTTAAAGGTAATACTTCTGGATCAAGTCCGCATTCTTTATCTCCCACAACCATGCACCAATCTAACGGCATTTGTACTTCATAGCCTCCAATTTTTAATAAAATTGCAGGACTATTAAATGACTCTAAAAAAATCAAAGGCATAAAAAAGAAATCGGGTTCTTGAGGATTAGAATTATCTAATACTGAAAATCTAGTGTCTTCGTCTACCTCGTCTGGTAATTCGTTTAGATCAAACGATCTATTGTTTAATGTTAAAATTTTCATATTGTATCCTTGTAATAAGCGATAGTGTCACTTTTATATTTTTTAATCGAATAACCTAGTTCTAACAAAAAGTCAATGACACATTGATTTTCATTCCTTTTATTTTCAAACATAATTACAGGTTTTTGATTTTTTATAGTTTCAATGGAACCAAGTATTACTGCCATTTCTGCTTGTTCTACATCGATTTTAATAAAGTCGATCTCTGTGAAATTATATTCATCTAATTTTTTCATTTCAACTTCGTAGGACACTGTGTTTTCCCATTGTGTATATCTCAACGACGAAGTAGATCCCCACACGGGTTTATTTTCAAAGGGTAATACCAATTGAGTTTTTCCAGAAAAAGATCCTAATGCAACATTATGAGATTCAATTTTTTTATTTTGTGATAACTGATTAAATGTATGAGGATTGGGTTCAAATGCAATAATTTTTTGAAACTTATCTAAAAACGGTATTGCGGTGTCTCCGTCGTTAGCACCTATATCAATATACGTTCTAAATTTTGTTAAAACAGGCAATGCCCATTCTTCTATTTTTCTTGTACTCATATGTTTACCTTTGTAACCGTGAACGGATACTTTGCTTCCTTATAATATTTTTTACGCTCGGTAAGATGTCGTTTACTGTATTTGCAGGCACTGGTAATGTCCCAAATCTCTACACGGTCTTTGTCTTCTGCTTTTCTAATGCCTCGCCCAATGCTTTGTATAACGCGGACAAAGCTCTTTCCGGGCTCCAAAAGAACCAGATTAAAAATACGGGGGATATTAATACCCACAGCGGCCACACCATAAGTCGCCACAATAATCTTGCCATCACTTGTTTTAATTTCGTCATATTCGTCCTTGCGATCATCAAGTTTCATTCCACCACTGACAAACACAGCTTCGGGAATACGTTCTATTAATTTGTTGCCTGCGTCAATTCTATTAATTAATACTAGTGTATTTCCGCTCAATGCCAATGATTTAATTTTATTGGCAATCCATGTTAATCTAGAGTCGTCAGTTACAAGCCAAGTATATTCGTCTTGAAAACTTCTAAATACCTGCACTTCATTTGTTTGCAATACATTAATATTAAGTTGTGCCAATACACCTTTTTCTTGTAAATCATGTGCTGACACTTGATTAATAACAGGTCCAATACTAGCTAGGATACCTTGAAATTCCCAATTCTCTTTGGGCACAGTTCCTGTTAATCCCCAACGTATGGCACAGTTTTTAAAGTTTTGTGTTAGTAGTTTTGTTAATACTTCTGCCTTGGCTTGGTGAACCTCGTCAACAATAATAGCAACAACTCCTTCACAAAATTCCGCTAGAGAAAGAGTATCTTCGTCGTAACTTTTCTTATCCAACACGTTAAGACTTTGCCACGTACAAATGGTGTGTGTTCGATTTAATTCTTTGCGATCACCAAAGTATACACCAACATCTAATCCAAGGTTAACATAATCTTCTTCAGTTTGCACCACTAATGATTTGTTAGGAACAATAACCATTGTTCGGCCATAAGGCTCACAGAGATGACTAAGCGTAGCAGTAGTAATTGTTTTGCCTGCACCGGTGGCTACTTCTTGTAATGCTTGAGGATTGTCTAAAAACTTGTTAACAACATCATATTGATAGTCTCGAAGTACGATCGGTTGACCAGCAGCCGGATGTCCTTTAGGCCAAGTTTTGCCAGCGTCTGCCCAATAATTTTCTGTGACTGGGGTAAATTTAAAATTATGAGATCCCCTTAGATCTTCAATTTCTATTTCGTAGCCAGCTTCTTCTATGATAGGCAGTATAACATCTAAGTGTGCAAGATAGCCGGTGCCACCGATTGAAAAATATGTTTTTGTACCATCCCATCGGCCTAATTTGTATGCAGGCATATGACGTGCATAGGGCAAATCAAATTTTAATTTGTTAACAATTTTACGCCGTATTTCGACAGCCAATCCTTCTAGCTTAATGTTTACTTCGTCTTTAATTGTAAGTTTACAGCTCGACAATTTTTTGTCCTCGTTGTTCTGTTGGCTTTGTGTCACCTAAATATAATACACATGGGTGGCTACCAAACCATTCTTTTGCCAAGTTATTAGTTGGCGGATAAATGTTATTTGTAACTAATATTTTAACATCTTGTTCATCTTTAAACAACCACTTTGCTGGTTTACTTTCAAATATTAATATGCGACCCTGTTCTACCTTGCCACCTACCCCAGCAATTTTAATCCATTCATTGATTCCGGTTTTGCTTTCTTTATTGTCTCTAAAACACACCTTAATTTCTTCTCGTAGAATTTCAGATTTGTCTGCATCTGCTACAAATTGTTGAAGCCACTGAAGTGTATTGCTCGTTCGATCTAAAATAATACACACCTTTCCTAATACATCCTTACATAGATCAAATAACTCGTTGTTAGTTTTAATCCAGAAAGCATTATCAGAGCTAGCGGCAATTTTTTCTAATAAATTTTCAGGAATTTTTTTCAGTGGAAACCCCATGCTTTTAGCCAGTAGAAGATTATTACCGTAGCTGCTGACAGCTTTAGCATTCCAAAAATTTTCCGCATCCTCTGTAGCATTGTTAAGATATACCGTGTTGTTAACTGCTGTAGAAAACGGTAATACCTGTTCAGCATTTTGCCATATTTCCTCAACATCAGCTATTACACTCATAAAAGTGTCATCGATGTCAAAATTGTGTTTGACAGCGAACTCGTATAATGCAATTAGGTTAAAATTATAAAAATCTAATCGACGAATTTTGTCTTCGTTGTCCCAATGACTCAACTTATTTCCGTTTGGAAGATTAACATTTATTTCCTCGTCAAACTCTTTTTTTAGTTGATACGGAAATTTTAAACAAATTTCTAAATTACCGTTCTCAGTCTTTTCGACATATATCTTCTTAGTAAGATCAAGTATTCGGAATGGTTGCTTCCATTTTAAATTTTCTAATTTGTCTCGATAATCTAAACCTGCCAGAGCTGATACAGTTTTGTATTTTTCTAATAGTTTTATAATGTAATTGGCCTGGTTTTGAGTAAGCTGGCCACCATCTGCAATCTTGCTGTGAAAACTTTCAATAGGAGAGTAGTCCTGATGTTGCACAGTGATATTATTTGATATAACCTTCATAAAGAAGGAGAAGAAAATGTCTTCTGCAAATTCTGAGGATAGCATTAAACTAGTATACTACCAGAAAATGTGAAAGTCAAGAAAATAGTCTTGCCAAAGGAATACCTTGGCAAATTTCATCAACAGTCCACTCAGTGTGGC